TATGCTTATTGTGGGTCTTGTTAACGTGGCTCCTGATGTTTACGTTATTCAAGCCTTGGATCATGATAATAAAATACTTGAATGTGCTTTTGTTCTTCAACGTAATCGGTTAGATGAATGGAATTAGATCCAGTTAAGGTGTTAAAATGTAAGGAATGTGGTGTTGATGTCATAGTTAACGCTAAATATCCTATTACTGAGGTTGGATGTCGTCCTAGATATTGTCCTAAAGTAAAGGGCGATGAAAAAATGACATAATTTTCTGAACCCTTTCCTCTATATGC